CTAGTCGCTACTCACTGGACAGCAATATGCATTCATGCCTATCCATAGGGCTATAATTACATCATTAGACAAATTAGGGTACTGCTTTTTAATTTCAGAAATAGCCGGATATATTGTCGAATGCTGTTCATATAAATCAACCATTGCATGGCCTGCTTTTACCGCTTCGTGGTCCACAGACAATTCATCATATTTAATTGTATTAGACATAACACCCCCTCAATTAATCGCTTTTGGTGAACTGGCTTGAGAGCCCTGCCAATCAGAGCCAAAATCTTTCTGTGTAACTTCAGCCCTATTAATTATGATCTGTGTTGCTTCAATGGTCTCTTGCTGAGTTTTACAATCGCTATGTTTGAGAAAATGCGCAATCAAATTGTCAGCCTGCTGATTTAAAAAGTTATTGTCCTTCACTGTTATTTACCTCTTCTTCTTTACATAAAACACGGTCTATTAAATCAACAAATGACCAATTAGATTCTGGGGCTATTGGCGGGTATGATGGCCCTCCATTTCGCCCTCTTGGTTCCTGCTCAACTTCAACAGGGTTACATGATGCGACAGCAACTGAACATAGTGCACATGTTATGATCATCACCGCGACGTTTCGTTTTAGCTTCATACAATCCCCCTGGGCTTTGGGCCTTGGCCTTTGCTAGAATCAAACAAATCTGCTTGGTTTTCATCACGTTTTAACTTGGTCATCGTGCTCACTGTTTTATAAACCCACTGAACAGAACAGCCGTACTTTTTGGACAACTCAATATGGTTATTGCCCGTAAACTCAGCCCACATTTTGTTACCCTGTAAAGTTGCATCTATTGAGCGCCCTTGGCATACATAAACAACCTCACCGCCAAAAGTGTGTCTAACCCTATCAATAACAGCACGGCCTAACTCAGCTGCTTTATCTTCACCCAGTGCGCTTGATGTAGTTCGCGTAACAACTTCGAAAATTGAAAGCAACATACCGTCACCTCTATCAGTCGCTTTGCCGTATTCAGACATTATTTCCACCCTCGTACTTGCCAAGCATCAACCCGATAAAACTCGCAGATTCTTCTAACTGCTCAATGGTGCATTTGCTTAGTTCTCCCAGTTCATAAACTTTCTGAGCTTGATAGCTGTCATGCCTATCTAATTTCAGCTTTCGTAGGTCGGGTGTTAGTTCTTTGACATCTTCAATCAGCTTGCGTTTGTACCAGGCTTTTAGCTGCTCGATTAGATGATGCAGCATGGTTGGTTTAAGCCACTCTAAACGGTCTATCGGCACATTGTGGTTTAATCGTTTGGCCTGGTCTTTACTCCATACCAAAAGCGCGTCGTCTGAGCCATCTCGCAAATAGCCACGTGATTTCATCGCTATCCAAAGCTGGCGCAGTTTATCAATAGGTGAATGAACTACTTTGTCCCGAGTTTTTGGCGAGTGCTTGCCCTTTACTGAAACTGGCTTAAATCCTTTTGATTTCATGAACTCCAGTACTTTGTTCAGCTCAACGACTGACATATCTAAACAGCTATTCTTTTTAGTCAATGCAATCAGGTTGCTTCTATATAGTTCGTCATCCCAATTCAGTTGACCTTTGCCGATGTGGATCAACTGTATATAGCGTGATTTATTCATTTTCATTGATACCACCTTTATAAAGATTTACTGACCAAGGGGATCTGAACCCATGCACCTAACTCATTTCGTTCATGAAATAGGACGTATGTTTTGGTAGAGCCAAAGATAAATGCGTCATCAATCGCTTGCATTCCAGCCGCCCAATCATCTGACTTGTGGCTGTAACGATATTTACTGCGCAATTCCATTATTTTCGTCTTGCTGTATTGGCCCTCTTTATCAGTCTCAAATGCATTCATCACAATATCTTTAATGAGCTGAGCTTCATCATCAAGCTGGTCCAGCAACCCATTTACCACGCCTAAAAACAACTCTTTTGCAACCAAGATTTCTGGCCCGAAACTAATATTATCCGCAACTCCAACTTTAACGCGGCTTTTTCCATCATAAGATGTCAAAGTGATATTGCCCTTTTTACCGCCTATCTCAACGTCGTAGCTATGGGCCATATCTGCAATAAAGTCATTCACTTGTGAATAAACACTACGTTTGAATTCGTCATGCTCCAAGCTCAGTTGTTTTGCTCGTTGAACCAGCTTAATGACCATTGCATTTTGTGCCTTGTCACTATCTGTTACCTTGCTTACGGGGACTTTGTAACCACGGCTATTAAATAAAAATTCCTGTTCCATTACTTCACCTTACTGCTAGTTTACGTTGAGAATCGCCATTTAACGGGCGGTTGATTGAGTGTTTTTTGCCAGCCTTAATGCCATCAATAATTGCATTACCAACATTGGCTTTTTTACTTCGATTTGTGCCGCTGCGTTTCGCCAAATCTGGATAGTGGCGTGTTTTGTAAGCTTCAATAAGCTGGTTTTCTGTGTCTGTACGGGCGAATTGAGAAACTTGCTCATAGATAGAAATAACCCAGCCTTCGGCAAATCTGTCTCCTCGAGCTATCTTGGTACTACGCTTACAACGGTTGGATTGCTGCTGAACGTACTTTGCTCGATCAGCTTTTAGCTTTGCCCACATTACGTCCCAACAATAGCTTGCTAGCTCAGGCTGAGGTGCAATTCCAATAAAACGGATCTCACTTTGAGAGAACGTTTGTTGTATGAACGAATCAACACCAAATGCTCTCTCAATGAGGTTTATAAACATTGCTTGATACCTTACAACACGATTAACACCGCACACCGTGCGTTGTTCATCAATGTCAGCAAAGCCAACATCATGGATACTAATTCGATGCTTCTCCATAAGTGCCTGTGCTGAACGCATCGCTGCTGCGGCTTCATGCTCGTTAGTTGCAGATTTAGCCAATGCTAAACACCGCTTAATCTTGCTTAAAATACGTTTATCCACGGGGCACCACCTGCTGAACTTTGTAAAATCGATTACCTTTGCATTTAGGGCAAACAGCCTCAGAGCCATTGCCATCTTCGGGAACTTTTTTATCTGATTCATTGCCGACCCAGCGACAAAGATGATTTGCACATACATAGCCAGGAGCAGGAGAATCAATGCTAAACTCTCGTTTACCGTGGCTATAAATGTTCTCCCAATTGTTGACGCTAAAGTTCTCATGACGAATTAACATGCTTTGCATTGCCTCATCACTAGCAAGCATTGCCTCAGCTTGCGCTTTTGGCAGCGTTACTGTTTTTTTGATTTGAACCTGTGCGGTTCCGCTGATCGTTACTTCTATGTGATCACTCATGGCTACACCTTATGTACAAACTTTTCATCAATGTTTTTCACACCAATCGTTGCAGCAATATTTAACGTATGCGCAAGCCATACATTGATATTTAGCGGATAAGTTTGATCCATTTTTTCGTCATCAAAACCGATCCCTTTCCCAACTTTTCCGTAGCACTTCCCACGAACAGCACTCAATGCTTCCTCTGTAAAAATTTTGTCGGCGTTAATCCCTATCCGTGTGAATTTATGTTTCATGTAGTCAATGGCGTTGAGCCCCAATGGCCTCATGCGGATATCATCTATACGCATGCTGAATTCACGCATTGAGTGTGCAGAGATTTTTTCTCTCAATTCAGGCTGACCAAATAGCACTATGCCTATAACTCGCTTAAACCCGTCCGTCACTTCCCAAAGACATTTGAGTTCTCGGATCATCTCTTCGGTTAGGTCTTGGGCTTGATCAATAATCAGCAAATGCTTGTAACCACTGCGATGCCTTTCAATCAGAGTGTTTTCAATTTCATCGTCCCTGTCTTCACTGTTATTTAAATGCTTTACGCCAAGCGAGCGACAAAGTGCACGAGAGATACCGTCGGCTGTTATTTTCCTTCGATTGCGTCGTTTAGGAGAGATAAGCATAATTTCAGTAAATTCCTCCTTTACTTTGTGCTCAAACAAACGACGGATCATAGATTTACCGCTCCCACATTCGCCTGTAACAATGACCATTGAATTAGCTCTGGCCGCAGCTATAAGTTCTTCGATTGTTTGCAGATGTGAATCGGTGAGGAAGAAATCTTCTACAGACTCAAACTCGTCATTAAACGGGTCTCGTCTAATCTTAAAAAAGGTTTTAGTTGCAGGTTTTAGTTTGGCCTTTAGCATTTCATCTTCCTCCGGTTCTCTATCTCTTTTAATTAGCTCAGGCTCAAACCAACCAAATAGACCAGACAGTTGATCCTCAGTTGCGCCATGCGCCCGTAAATAGTCTTTTATTTCGCTTTCAATCTTTGCCCTATCACAATTGATGGGCCATTCGTTTCTACGTTTAATGCGACTTAGGCTTGTCGTGCTTAGTTGAATACCTTTTGCCGCCAACACCCTTACTACTTGGGCTTGTTTGATGCTCAGCACATCAAATACAACACTGAGCTTTGTTTGTTTTTCCACGGTTTATCCTGATATTTTCAGCACAGGGGTCTCCGCTATCCCTCGGTGCAACTGTTCAACGACTTCATTAACTTCCGTTTCAACAACTTCTTGCTGTAATAACCAATCAATTTCGGCTGGTCTTAAATTGCGGCCTAAACGCTCGGCCACCATAATGCGCAAATCCAACTCATCTAAAACTTTGCCTTTACGCTTTGATTCTTTAATTTGCTTGGCAATAGGACTGGCTGGTTGGATGGTTTCACCTTTAGGTGTGATCCGCGTTTCGTGCTCAACGTCTTTGAGGTGCGAATGTGTAACTAGCTTGCCGTTAAATGGCGCAGCTTTGGCCTTTTTGGCTTTCTCGATCTCTTCGTCGCTCATATTCGGATATGCCAACCTGTCGGCAGCTTTAACGGCTGTTTGTGTGGCGTTTTCTGCATGGCTTGCATATCGCTCACCGATGACAGGAGCGTCAACCCTAAACCCTGCAACATCAAATTCCAGCGGCTTAACTTGGTGGTAAACAACATCACCCAAAGGGTTTTTTACACCCACCATCAAATCAGGTGACTCGCAAACAATCACAGGGCTAACCTCAACAGTCATACCGTTTAGAATATGCTCAAGCTCAGAGACGTCATAAACTAGCTGTGACTTTGTAACTGGATGGCGATAGGTCACGGTTAAGTCACCTTTTACCTTACGGGTTTCGCCTTCTTTGGTAAGTAACAAGCGGCAAATTTGCTCATCTGGTAACTGGCGCAAACGATGCTTAAATTCAGGCTTGTAAATCATTAACCAAACATCTAAACGCGGCATTTTGTGGCGTGTGTGCTTGCAGTTTTGATCCGCAATCTTGTCTGCGTTGTATGCTTCTTGCCATGCCCAAGCGGCCGCATTAAGCTCCTCAACACTGTTGACTGGTTCCATTAACAAGCGGCTTTCGAATTGGGTTTCTACTAAATCGTTGCCATTTTCAACACTGCCTTTTGCGCGTGGGCTACCTGCTTTATGTTCTTCGCATTTAACCTGCAAACTCTTCAGCACATTTTTAATTGCTTTTGAGCTGTTGGCAGAGCCTTTATCCCACACCAACATTTCAGGCACGCCCATAAATGCCGAACCTTCATGTACAGTCCAACACCACATTAAAAAATCAAACAGGTTCGCCGTAGTTTCACCTGCTGCTTGGTAGTACTTAACACGTATCGCACCACTAAAATGATCGGTTAGCACGTAGCGCCAAACACGTAGGTTTTTAATGTTTTCTATGTTGTCAGGCTTATTTGCATAAAAATGGCTCTCATCCATATATGATTGCCGCACACCTTTAACTTTTCGGTTTTTCCTCTCAGGAGGGTAGTAAAGTAAGCAATATGATGGGTCCACCTGGTGTACGTGGTTTGGGCCTAGACTACGTAGTTGAACATGCGGCGTAGTTTTATCTAGCATAGCTATACTGGCGTTGTGGCGAGCTAGTACACGGCTGATCTGGCTAGTACTTACACTCTTATAGCCATTTGCAGCCAATATAGACTTGGCCACTGGCACATGCATGATCCGCTTTCCATTCGCTCTGACAGACTGATTCAGCAATGACACCATCATATTAATAGACTCTTGGCTCATTGATGTGCTGCCAGCATCACTGCGTTTAGCCTTGCCACTTTGCCAACCGAGATTTCTCAACCTGCGATACAACGCATCTTTACTTAGCCCTAATGTTTCACACGCTTTTTCACGTATCACACCTTTTTGACCATGGCCCGCTTGGTCCAGTTGTTCTGCCCAATATTCTAGAGATAATGCGTTCATTCCATCACCTCCGTACCTTCAAAACCCAACTCGACGAGCCACTCACCAGACGGCTTGGCATCGTCTAAATCGCCATAGGTACGGTGGATTTCGTTCCACATTCCTGCAAGCTGAGTTAGTAAAATTTTGTTGTCAGCGTAAAAGGCAGATTTAGCAGCGTTATAAGTTTTGTCATCAATTTGAATGGTCTCTAACTGCTCGCTAAGCTGTAGCATCTGGTTAAAACCATCTCTGATTTGATTTTGAGTTTTTGCTAAAGCTTCAAAGAAATTCTTTGTCTCGCCTTTCCACTTCTCGGAACTAAACTTTTTACTTTCCAGATCTGCACGTAGCTTTACAAGTTCATCTTCTTTTTCTGTCGATGTTTTACGTGATGCTTTGAGCATTCGGTCTGACGCATCTAATTCTGTTTTTAGTTTTGTTGTCTCCTGATTGTGCTTGTCTTTAAGTTCATCGATTAGTTCTTTAACTGCTTCTTTATCGCCGGAATCGACCGCCTCAGACTCTATGACTATTGCTTGGTCTTCTTCTGGTAACTGACGTAAAGCACGTAAGTCCCTGTAGCCCAATTTCATCTTTTGGGCTTGTTCAAAGAACTCCTCACCAAATTGTTGTAAGTTACGCAAACGATTATCAATATTTTGAACATCAGTTTTGAGTATATGCTTACAACAATCTTCCCAAGTCGTAACCGTTACGGAATTACCAGAATCATCACGATACGTAAGACCCTTATAACTCTTGGTTTCTTTGATTTTTTGGGCAATCTTCAATTCCGTAACAGTTACGAGTCTGCCAACAAAATTGAATGCTTGAATCTGTCCTAGTTGCATCAAGACATCTTGCATCGAAGCAAGGGTCTCACCTTGGGCCACTTTCGCATCGATCAATGCCGCTGTATCAGTCTTACTCATACTGTCACCCCACTGTATTCGGTGTGCTCTATTTGTAAGTCTCTAATCGCAGTCGTGAAGCTGTGAGCTACTTTATTACAAATGGTCACTGGCTTTTTGTTTAATCGCCAGCGCTGGTTGTCATTGCGCAGCGGTTCTGCCCAGCCAGCCTCTCGCAGATTTGCTAGTAATCGAGTTACTTCTGGGCCTTTACACCCTAATTGCTCAGCCAGTGCCTTTGGCTCAATCCCATATACTTCATGACCAGCCATTAACTCGATAGCTACAAGGGTGCGTTGAATTTGTGGCGATGAATAATTGCTCATACCGCCTCCTTAACTTCTGCCGTAAACTCAGCAACACACGTTGGGCATACTGAATCAAAGTCAAATGCCTCATGTGTTACGTGTCGCCAACCAACAGCGTTAGCTGCTTTCAGCCAATCTGTTTGCGTAATTCCAGTGTGTAAAGGGCGATCAATGCGTTTGCAGCAATCACATTTCAGACGCGGCTGTCCAAACTCAATTGCCACCGCTGACTGTTTTACATCTTTGAATGTCATGCTCATAGCGCACCTCCAGCTGTGCGGTTTGCCATCTCTTGCAATTGCGCCATGCTCATTAGCCGAGTTGTTGGTTTTGCATAGTTCACTGCTTGCCAATGGTTCCTCTCACACCTATTTTCACGAATTTTGAGCGCAACTTGGTCTTTGATATGTCTCATATTTGCCTCTCTAGGGTTGGATTGGTGTTACTTGGTTGGTTATTGTTTGGCTGGGGTTTTGAGCTGTAATCTCGGCAAACATACCCTCTGCCTTTCTTTGTAACTGAGTGGACTGTAATATCAATTCAGCAGCTCGCTGAAGCGACGCACCACGTTCATCAACTGGTATAAAGTCAATTGGTTGTAAAAGTACTTCAAACGGTAATGTGCTTTGAGTTGCCCAGCAAAACGCTGTCAAATATTCTGCGGGCATTTTTCTATCAGATCCCGCGCTGACCCATTTGTTAAGCATATCTATGGTAATTGTTTTTTTACCCCCTAATGCTTCATTCATCCGGTCAACGATGGACGGGCGCGAGTGCGAGCTAGAATCAATGGTGCGTTTTATTGCGGCCATCAGCATCAAAGAGGCATCACAATTGGGCGCAAATTCTGAGTTCAACATACTGTTATTCTCCACATGAGACTGTTTACAAAACATCTACTGCCACCTGTTTTTATTTGTTCCTACAATTAATACAACTTTGGCAAAAATCGCGGCAAAAATTGCCGTTATTATTGCCGTGCCTTTTGCTGCATTCGCGCTTATGCTTTTGTTAACGGAAAACATGGGTGGCACATTTATTAGTCCTTTAACTGTGCAATGACATAAATCACGATTAATCAGAGTAAAAACCATGAACGACATAGATAACTCTATAGATACGCTCTTTGACACAGCAGCCGCTATAAACTCCTTAATTACAGCGCTTGCAGAATCGCTTACTCCAGATATTGCAGCTTGCATGATCCCTAGCCTTGATCGGTCAATTGACGACATGGAACAGCATGACACGAACATGAGTGCTCTGATGCTGTTGAATGGCTGGCGGAATCACCTAGCGCAGCACGCGAAATTGAATCAGCGACGTTTGAACATACAAGCTGATGCCCACTAGGGCTTTGAGTTGATAACAAAATAGACTTGGCTATTGCTGTAGTAATAGGCTGTGATTGATTAAAGATATACATGAGTTATCTCCTTAAGAAGCAAGTAATTGTTCACGGAGTTGCATAACTTCCTGAGTGCGTTGCTCACCTCTCAAAACTGGTAAGTTTGGATACTCCGGAAAAACTTCTTTTAAGGGCTTATCAATAACTTTGGAGATTGCTTGAGCAATTCGGTGTGACTTGGATTTTCCGTTGACTACATTCGAAACAGCGGAACGTTTGACCTCTAAGGCCTCTGCAATCATAGATAAATTCAGGCCTTTTTTTGAAAGGGCGTGTTTTATTTCAATGGCTTTCATAGTACATTACCTCAATTGGTTTACCTTAAGTTTCGTTTTGGCGGACGTGGACTTAAGGTTTAGTTAACTGTTAACTCAAGTATAGTTATCATATTTGATAACTGTCAATAGGTTTATTATCAAATATGATTACCAATCTTAGAGTTGAGCGTGACCGATTGAACATGACACAGCCAGAAGTTGCTGAAAAATTAGGTGTAGGGATTGCTACATATGTTCGTTGGGAGAAAAACGGCAAGCCCATACCATCAGATAAATTGAACGAGCTTGCACAGATAGGCTTCGATATTCTATTTGTTGTTAATGGAACGAAAAGTGCTACAGATACGCAATGCTATTCTGAGGAAGATTTCTCAAAGGCAATCCAGTCTTTTTTGTTCAATACAGCAGAGCTAGGGCTACTAATAAAAGCAGACAATGCCAACGTAGATGATTTAGTAAAGATGGCTTTATATAGCCTCAAAAAAGAAGCTGGGAAAGCTAGAGATACAGAAGTTACTGAGAAAAAAACAATAGTGAAGTGATTTCACTTCACTATTGGAAATTTGATTAAATTTTGAGATTTATTACTAGATTCGACCAACTCATCGCATAACTCATAGAAGGTCTCAACGTCTTCATTCCATTGAACCAACGCTTCGTACTTCTTAGTGCTGTCTGCCATTCGCTCTATATTCTTTCTTCTAATCATTAAAGTGAAGGCCTTATTGCCTAAATGGTGTCGGGTTTCAGCCTCACTAGATGCATAGTCTTTTGGGCCACCTCTTAAAAAAGTTGCATCTCTGATGATCATAAATATAAATACTAGTAAGGTAATGAAATATAAAGTGCTAAACATTTTGATTCCTTTGACGAAGCTTATATTTCCATATGTATACAAGTAATGGGGCTGATATGAGTAACGTAATAACCACATTACCTGTATTGATTCCAATCGTATAAGTTTTTGAAAAATAATTTGTACCAGTGATCTCAAGTTCGAGATGCCGTATCAATTGCAATAGAAAAAGACCAGCATAAGCAAACATAATACTGATACTTGTGAACCCCACTGCAACGTTACGTCGCAAGTGGGCAAGATATATTGCAAAGATACACAAAGCATTTATCGCAGCCCATGTTCCGTACCAATAAACTAAATGATCACGAGATTCATCTACAAACTGGCTCAAATATGGCTCAATTCGTAAATTAATAAACTGAGACACAATCCATACACCTGCTCCTATGAAATAGGATTGTGAACCAGCTTTCAAAAAGTACATAGCTGTCGGCGCAATTATTGATAAAAGCCATATCCATGTATTTAATTCGTGCAATTTGTTTATATACTCAGGGAACATAAGACTACTCGTTAACCACTAAGGCTTAGTTAAAAAGAAATGAGATAATTGTTGATATGCTCTAGCAGGCTTTGAACCAGGATCGTTACCACTACCATTACCCCCCAATACCTTACGAAGTTCGTTTTCAGGTAATTGATGAGAAATAGTTATAGGATCATTTCCGCTGCCATTCAGTGGTGAAATTTGAGGTTCATTACCACCGCCACCACCTGCTGAGCCACCTACAACCTTGGACAATAGGTTAGATGCAAGATTATTCAATTTTTTGTAGTGCATGTTATTACTCCTTTTGAAATAGAGTGCAGAGGATAACATCATTAGCTGTGGTTTATTTTAAACTGAATTAAAAACCACCGGAGGGATCTATATTGATCTCTCCTTGCCAACACCATAAAGAAAACTCCATTTCATTAACGTGATACTAACACTTCACTTTAGCGTAAGTGAAGTGTTTAGTTAATTTATTTGGCTTAAATTCGTACAAAATATATAGCTTTATTGGTAAGCACCCCTATTGGGTTATTATTTTTTTCATAAAACTGCCCAATTGGGTTTAACAAACTGTTTTCAATTTGAACTGCTCTTTTTTAATCCAGTTTAAAATACTCAATCTCGCATTCGCGGCACTCTATGCTCAAAACGCAACGGAGCGTCAACAATGCTGACACCTCAACAAATTGAACATTACAGAACCCAGCCAGAAATAGCCGCTGCACTACGGCAATACAGCGAAGCTTTTTGCCGCAGTGTTTTAACAGTGCTCTATCTAGAGGGCGGCCTGAAAGATGACGGAGGATTAAACAATATTGCATCAGACCGTGGCGGCCTTACAAAGTTCGGGATTAGCCAAAATGCATACCCTCGTATCAATATTGAAGCGCTGGAAATTCACCAAGCCATACGGCTTTACTACCGCGACTACTGGGAGCCAATGCAGTGCGATGAACTAAATCCAGGTGCAGCACTCATCCTATTTGATGGCGCGGTACAACATGGCGTTGATGCTATGACACGGATAGCTCAAAAAGCAGCAGGAGCCAAAGTGGATGGCCTTAACGGACCTCGCACGTTAAAAGCATGCCTTGGTGTTCTACCCCCTGAATTTATCACTCTTTTACTCAGCAGCCGCAGTTATAGATATGCCCGAATCGCTGTTGATGACACAAGCCAAATTGCAAACCTACGTGGTTGGTATAACCGCATAAGCCATATTGCGCAATGCTGTTACCAAGAGGTTTCTCATGGGTAGCAATTGGGACTGGAGCCGACAACAAGGTCGCAGAAAGCGAATAGAAGCGGAGCTGGCAGCCCACAAGTTAGGGCTGCAATTTGATAAAGGCGCAATCCCTATTCACTCACTCGATGGCACCATGCAATCACAGTTTGAGAAAGGCTGGCGCTCTGTTAGCGAAACAGATGTCAGACTGAAGTTAGATAACAACCAAACATATATGAATGTTCGTCAGCATTTACATGAGTATTTTGGGGAGCGTGATTTATGAGTAAGTGGCTAGGTATAGGGTCCACAGTTCTGGCGCTGATAGATGACTTTATTACAACCGATGAGGAGCGTCAGCAACTCAAGAGCGAATTGCTCAAAGTGGAAAACGAGCGCCACAAGAATGAGCTGGATTTGAGAACCCGTATTCTCGATTTACAAAGCCAAGTTGTAAACGCCCAGCAACAGGTCATTGTTGCTGAGGCCAAGGGCGAAAGTAGGCTACAGCGTAACTGGCGACCAATCACCATGCTCACATTTCTAACACTCATTGTACTGGACTCATTCGGCGTGCTGGCATTTAGGCTAAGCGAACAAGCTTGGGAACTGCTGCAACTAGGCATAGGCGGCTACGTGATTGGCCGCACAGTAGAAAAAGCCGCGCCACAGATAAAACAATCAATTCAGAACTTAGGGAATAAAAATGGATGATGCAGATAAAGCACAGATTGATATTGAGCACGCAATTCAACACAAATTGGCGCAGCATCGGACGTTGTTTGATGGGCCTGATGTTGACTTGTCTGAATGTGTCGAGTGTGGTGCACACATATCTGAAGCACGTCGTAAAGCAATTCACAACTGCCGCACATGTATTGACTGTCAGCAGCGAATAGAAGCCAAGGCATAGGGTTCAGTTATGTTGGATTTTTTTGAAAAATGGCAAACAGTGATTATGGGCGCGCTCGGTACATTAGGTGTTTTGATCATGGCTTTTTTGTACATACGCTTTCCATCACGCCCAGAGTTCAACAAACATAAAACCCAAACAACAGAGCAAATTTCGCATTTAAAAGCTGCTGTAACAGAACAGCTAGCAGAGCATAAAGCCGAGCTACAGGAGCAGATAAGCGTAGTTAAGGGCGACATAAAAGAAGATGTTAAAGAGCTTGAAAATCAATTAGCCAAGGTTCCCACATCTGAAGATTTACACGCGTTAGAACTAAAGATTGAACGGCTCAATACAAACATAGAGTCGGTAAAGCCTGGACTGAGTAGTGTAACTAGGCTGACTGATTTGCTAATGGAAAACGAACTAAGAGAGAAACGTAATGATTGAGTATGTGACCACCTTTTTTGCAATTGTTGGCGCAGGTATCGCGCTGGGTTCTGGATTGAGCTACGGATTTAAGCTTGCTGAATTGTTAGAACAACTCAGCAAAGTCTTGGGCTGTTTAGCTGTTGAATTATTTTCAAAATTGAGAGGGTTATTTCATGCCGATTAATGAAGTACAAGCGGAGCACCAACGTATCAGCATACTCATTGCGCTTAAGGAGTCGTCAGACTACGGCGCAAACACCAGCATGTTACGTGATGTGCTTAAACGTTACGGGCTTGGTTGCAGCCTTGACCAACTTAAAACGCTATTGAACTGGCTAGAACAAAACGGCTACGTTAAAAACGAACGGCTCAGCGAAAATACATGGGTTGCCCGTATTACGAGCGCTGGCGTTGATGTGGCCGAGGGCACCAGCATTGTCCCAGGCATTAGACGCCCTGCACCTCGGAGCGTATAGCCATGAATGACGCTGTACGCAGAGGTAAACCATCAAAAATTGACGCGCTGCCAGAGAATATAAAAAAACGACTTGATGAATTGCTGCGTGATGGTGGCAATTCACAAGCCGACATTTTACTGGAAGTGAATAAGTTAATTCTTGATGCAGGATTGACTGAAGAGGCCACTATTTCACGCTCAGGCCTCAGCCGTCATGCTCAAAAAACTGAGGCAATAGGCCAGCGACTCAGGGAACTGCGCGCAACGACCAGCGCACTCACCGCCGAACTGGGTGACAAACCCACAGGCGATACAACCAAAATGATTTTGGAGATGGGCCGCAGTCAACTCTTTGCTGCAATGCAACGCCAAATGCTCAACCCCGATGAAGAAGATGAGATCGACATAGGCATGATTAAAGATGCCATGTTGGCCGCTCAGAGACTGGAATCAACAGCAATGCGCGCACATCAGCGTGAAACAGATATTCGCCGAGCTTATGCAGAAGAAGCTGCAAATGCTGTTGGTGATGAATTGCGCGGTGAAGACGGCATGAGTGAGGCGCTAGAAGACAAAATCCGTGGCATTTTACTGGGTAAAGCATAATGAGTGATAAACCCGCATTGGTGGTAACCAGTCGCCCCACCAAAATAGACCTAAAAGCGGAAATGCAGATTTATGGCGTTGATGTTCCTGACGCTGATGAGTTTGAAGTACCTGAAAAACAGGCTGTGTTTTTACCCTACCAGCAACGCTGGTTTGAAGATGAATCCGGTGTATGTATTGCTGAGAAGTCACGCAGAACAGGGTTAACCTGGGCAGAAGCTGGCCGAAATGTTATTACAGCCAGCAAGCCCAAAAAACGAGACGGTAGTAACGTTTTTTATGTAGGGTCAAAACAAGAGATGGCGCTTGAGTACATCGCTGCCTGTGCGCTGTTCGCCCGTGCGTTTAACCAGTTGGCCAAAGCCGATGTTTACGAGCAAACATTTTGGGACAGTGAAAAGAAAGAGGAAATACTGACCTACATGATCCGCTTTCCTAATAGCGGATTTAAAATTCAAGCGCTATCAAGTCGCCCCTCAAACTTGCGTGGATTGCAGGGTGATGTTGTTATTGATGAGGCTGCATTCCATGAGTCGTTGGACGCACTATTGCAGGCTGCTATGGCGCTGCGTATGTGGGGTAGTCGAGTTCGCATCATCTCAACACATAATGGTGTAGACAACCTATTTAATGAGTACATAAAAGATGCCCGCGAGGGTAAAAAGCCTTATTCTGTGCACAGAATCACCCTAGATGATGCGCTAAAAGATGGCTTATACAAACGCATTTGTTTTGTTAAAGGCTGGGAATGGTCGCCTGAAGCTGAGACAAAGTGGCGACAAGACCGCATTGATGAATCCCCCAATAAAGACTCTGCAAATGAGGAGTACTTTTGTATTCCCAAACAAAGCGGCGGTAACTATTTAAAGCGTGTTGTGATTGAAGAAGCCATGACCAAAGGCATTCCAATTCATAGATTAACGTGTGAAGACGATTGGATGACATGGACCAAGGAGCAGCGTTTTAAAGAAACTGAACGATTTTGTAAGGATGTTATTCAGCCTCTACTCGATCAACTTAACCCAGATGAACAACATGCATTTGGTGAAGATTTCGCGCGTGTAGGAGACTTAACCTCGTTAGTCCCAATGCGTATACGTGCTGACCTGCATAAGCGTGTCCCATTTGTGATTGAGATAAAAAACGCACCTTATGAGGTCCAAAAGCAAGTTGTGTTTTTTATTCTACGTGGACTGCCCAGACTGAGAGGTGCAGCATTTGACGCGACGGGTAACGGCGGCTATCTGGCCGAAGCGTCTGCACTAGAGTTCGGCATTGAATTAATCGAGTGCGTCCACCTCAATGACAACTGGTACGCTGAATGGATGCCAAAGCTAAAAGGTGAACTAGACGACGGTAATTTAGAGATCCCCAGACACCAAAATGTGCTGGATGACATGTGCCAAATTAAAGTCATCAATGGCATCCCCAAGATTGATAAGGGCAAAACCAAAGACCACAGCGGAAAGAAAAAAACCGACAAGCGCCATGGCGATTTTGCTGTTGGTTTGGCAATGGCTAACCGTGCTAGTTGGATGGATGGCACTGCGATTGAGTTTACAGCATTACCAAATGGTCGAGGTGAGAACGATGACGATGACGATTTTGAATATGACGCACTGGAGTTCAGCGGAGGATGCTACTAAATGGCTCAATCAAAAATATTAGATATTCACGGCCAGCCGTTTGAACTGACTATAGACGAGCAACAAACAGACGATAACGCCCGTGTACAGCAGTTACTAAAACGCTACAGTGACAACCCAACTCAAGGGCTAACACCAAGAAAACTAGCGCAATTGATGAAGCGTGTTGAGCAAGGTGATTTATCAGCCCTAGCTGACTTAGCGACCGATATGGAAGACAAAGACAGTCACCTTATAGCTGAGCTGGGTAAACGTCGCCGTGCTGTGCGCTCATTGCCATGGATTATCAAACCACCGCGTAATGCTACCGACCAAGAGAAAGCAGACGCTGCTTTAATTACTGAACTACTTGAGGACGCTACCTGGTTTAATGATCTGTTATTCGACATGACAGACGGTATTTTAAAATCATTCAGCATGAGCGAACTACGCTGGGAGTACGTTGAAAAAACACATATGATCTCTGGCGCAGAATTTCGAGAACAAGGTTTATTTCAGCTAGGCAAAGAGAACCGTAACGAACTAAGGCTGCGCAGCGACGACCCAAGCGGTACAGCGCTCAATCCGTTCGGGTGGGTAACACATATAAGCCGCAGCAAATCTGGCTATCTGCACAGAGCGGGCCTGACATCGAATTTAGCTTGGCCTTTCTTATTTAAGAATTATTCGATTAGAGACTTGGCTGAGTTCCTTGAAATTTATGGTTTGCCTAGCAAGATTGGTAAATACCCAGCCGGAGCGAGTGGCAAAGAAAAATCAACGCTTATGCGTGCTGTTTTGTCCATTGGACACAATGCAGGCGGTATCATCCCCAAAGGTATGGAGATTGATTTTAAAGAAGCAGCCAAAGGCCAAGCAGATCCTTTTCTAAACTTTGTTGCATGGTGTGAAAAGACGCAATCAAAAGCACTACTTGGCGGCACCCTGACAGGCCAAGCTGATGGCGCAACATCAACCAATGCCCTAGGCCGAGTGCACCAGGATGTGATGGACGACATTATAGAGTCGGACGCCATGGAGCTGGCCGCAACAATTACACGCGATATTGTTTACCCGCTATACGCGCTCAATGGTCGCTCTTATTCTGGCCCGCGTCGTATGCCCCGCTTTGAGTTTGATTTGAGTGAACCAGAAGACATCAAGCTGTATTCAGATAGCGTGCCTAATTTGGTTGATATGGGTATGCCAATTCCAGTGAGATGGCTGCGAGATAAATTACAAATACCCGCCGTTGAAAATGATGAGCCAGTGTTAGGGAGAGTGACGGCCACCACTCCAGTTGACACAGCCACACTTAAAACACAAACAGCAGCTTTAAAAACCGAGGAACCAGAGCAGGAAGACTTAGACGCGCTTGAAGCTAGGCTACAAAAAATCGCCAGTCCATTGATGGATACATTGCTGGAGCCCGTCAAACAAGCTGTGCTGAAAGCAAATAGCCTAGAAGAACTGCGCTCAAATATTATCGCGTTAGCTGGAGAGCTAAACACCAGTGAGCTAGGCGCACAAATGCAACTCGCCATTGCTGCTAGCACATTGCTTGGACGTGCGGAGGTAGATGATGGCCGTTGAATATGGCGACTTACCATTTAATGAGGCGATAACCTTCTTTAGAGATAAGCTTTCACTGCCCAGTGAGAGCTGGGATGAGATATGGCAGGAAGCCCACGACCATGCATTTATTATTGCTGGAGCCATCGAGGAGGATTTACTGGAGAGTCTGCGCGACGCAGTAGACAAAGCGATTGCGGACGGTATGAGCCTCAAAGCGTTTCAAAGCCAATTCATAGATATTGTTCAACGTGCCGGATGGGATTATGTGGGCAAACCAGGTTGGCGCAGTCACGTTATTTACGAGACCAATTTGCGCCAGTCATATAACGCAGGGCGCTATCAGCAATTGCAAGCTATAAAAGAAACACGCCCGTTTTGGATGTATAAACATGGCAACTCAGAATCCCCTAGGGTGATACATCTACAGTGGGATACACTTACATTACATGCTGATGACCCTTGGTGGCGAGCACATTACCCTAGTAATGGTTGGGGCTGCAAATGTAGGGTTCTTGCGATGAACGAACGGGATTTGCAACGCCTGGGGCTTTCCGTTGGTAAAGCCCCAGATAATGGTATGTACGATTGGGTTAACAAGAAAACTGGAGAAGTACATGAGGTGCCAGTAGGTATCGACCCTGGCTTTGACTACGCACCAGGTGCAATCAAACCCAGTGAGCGCTTAGCGCAGATTAGAGAGGAAAAGCGAAATGGCCGGAGTTAAGCTAAATCTAAAATTTGATGATCGGCAGCTATCAACACAGCTCAATCAGATGGTGTCTGAACTCTCAAACCCAAAGGCGTTACACCAAGACATTGGCGAGTATCTACACCTATCAACAATAGAGCGCTGGGATAAAGAGCAAGCGCCCGACGGCTCGAACTGGGAACCTCTGAAAGAGTCCACCAAGAAGAATAAGACCAAAAACACAAACTCGATTTTACGAGAGAATGATTTTCTGCGTGACACCCTTTCATACTTTGCTGATGATGGCGGCGTTGAGTTTGGTTCTAACCGCGTTCAAGCTGCGCTCATGCAATGGGGCGGCACCGATGATATGGCATCTGGTCCGGCAGCAGTGCCTAGTCGTCAATTCTTAGGGCTGACCAACGATGATGAGGGCGAAATTATACAGCTAACTGAAGATTTTATGATGGGCGCTGTGCGCCCCTGAGATGCGCTAAGACTGTTTTAGGCTACGATGGCATGACTGAAGTCATGTTATGAGCGTTAACCCCGTTTCGAAACGTTTCTAAAGTTGGTTTATAGATATAAGTAGTGCTAGTGTTATTCTAAATTCATCATTGAAAGGAAATAAATCATGACAACAAAAACTGAATTTTTAAAACAATACGAAGGATTAATTCAAAAAGAACTTTCCGAAACACTCGAATGCATAAATTTACAGCTCAGTAAAGATGGCGGTTACCTCGGCGAATTGAAATTTGAACAAAATGTCCCTTATGGCGTAGCACTGCATGTTATGGAAACAATCCGTAGTGGATTAGAAATGGATGGTTGGACGTATTCACACAACAACAAAGTTCTATCCAATATCTTCGAAGTTATGGTTTATTAGGGCTTGAAAATGAATGAGCAACTAGAATCAAAAATTGAAAACTTAATTTCAAAAGCATCGAGTAATATAGAAAGAACGCAAAGCAACTCTGGAATGGAGCCCATTTTTTTTGAAAGGGGTGAAGTTAGCATGAGTGATAGAGAGCAGATTAACTTGATGATTGAAGATGCATCATGCAATTTAGATGGTTGGTATTTTAATGCCAAGTGGTCACTGAATCGTTCAGGGCTAGAGTTACAGTATTTTAAGTTTTAAGCCAACAACCTCATGCTATAACGCCGCAATTGCGGCGTTATTCTTTCATGTGCCCACTTTGTCGATTGGAAAGGGAATTAATCATGAGCCGCAATCCGAACTCAATATTCAAGGTAGCATCTGCGATTTATTTGCTCACAGTACCAACCTATTTTGGTGTTTGTAATCAAACAGCCGAAATGGGACTAGCTATCGCTATAGGATTTTTAGGGCTGACTTTCGCGAATCTAGATAAATTCAAACATTTTAAAGCGCCAGGCGTTGAAGCTTTATTGAAAAGCGAACAAATACAAGCAGTGCTAGATAAAGAAACCGAAGTAATCAAAGATGACAAAGAGGTATCAGGCCAACAAGTAGATGTACATACTATACCAATAGATGTTCAAGCCATAGTCAAAGCGCTTAGGCATCACAAATATACTTGGCGTTATGCTTCTGGAATAGCAGAAGACACAAATATGAAAAGGACAACTGTTAGTCGCTATCTGAATTGGTTGTTAGAACATCACTATGTGAAAAAGTCATTTGGCGATAATGGGCCTATATGGGCTTTGACTAATAGTGGCCTTTATTTGTATGCCAAAATAAATCCTAAAGATGATGAGAAAGCCCAGCATTAAAGCATACCGATATTTTTTTAATCCAGTTTAAAATACTTCCCACCGCCTAAATCAGATACTGACACCATTGAATAAACACATGGTGTCAGCGATGAATAACCACAAAAGAGACCGCAAGCAATTTGGACGCACTCGCCCTATGGACGGTGCTTTTTTAGCGGTTTTATCAAATCAACATACGGGTCCGTTTGGTACTGCGGTTTGCAAAATCTCTGACATTGAGATTGACGAAAACGGCGTCAGTCCCCGCGTGCAAGTGGTGCCTGATGGATTTTTTAAATCCAGCGTAGATGGTCGGCCAAACGACACCGAGCACGGCGCATGGCTAATGGATGACATAGCATGGACCATGCTCCAACACTATCTGGATAGCCGCACTAATGACCTGCATTTTGATTACGAGCACCAGACTATTTTTACCGAGAAAAACGGCCAGCCTGCTCCGGCTTCTGGTTGGGTAAAGCCCTCATCTTTTGAATATGTACCAGGCAAAGGTGTGTTTGCACTCAATGTTAAGTGGACACCCAAAGCGTCAGCGGCCCTTCGTGAAGATGAATACCGCTATATCAGCCCAGTTTTTGACTATGGGTCAGATGGCAGACCCATTCGATTCAGACATTTTGCCCTCACAAACGACCCTGCTATAGATGGCATGGAAAACGTGGTGGCACTCAAAACTAAAACCCCCGGAGATAAAACCATGAATGAAGCAACGCAGCTGCTAAAGCTGTTAGGCGTAACCGTGGCTGATGGCCAAGAACCGACAGCCGAGCAGTACGCCACAGCAACCACAGCACTCAAAGCACTAAAAACCAAGGCTGACGAAACAGACATTAAAACCGCACAACTCAAAAGTGCGAACGAACAAGTGGCCGCACTTAAAGCCGCTGGCGGCAACGGCCAAGTAGACTTAACAAAGTGGGTGCCACGTGCGGACTATGACGCATTAGCGAGCGAAACAGCTACCCTGCGCACGGAAAACAGCACGCTATCTATTGAGCAACAGATTGAAAAAGCCCGTGAAGAGGGCCGCATCTCAAACGCTGAAACCAATTATTTTAAACAACTTGGCGAACAACAAGGCGCGGCGGTACTGAAAACCCAATTAGATGCGCGTACGCCGATTGCGGCATTGAAGAGCCAGCAAACGACGACCACCACGAAAACACCACCAAAAGGCCAAGATAGTGGCGAGCTAGACAGCGCTGATTTAGCCGTTCTTAAAGCGTCGGGTCTTGATCCAGAGGCATTCAAGAAACAAAAAGGAGCACAACAATGAGCGCAATAGCAACACGTGATGGTCGCTTTCGTGGCTATCCACTGGCGGGAGGTGAAAAGCTCACCGCAAACAAGCCTGCAATTTTGAGCAATGGATTATTGGTTTCAGTTGGTGCTGTTGGCGTATGCGCAGGCGTTATACGCGAAACAGTGGATAACAGCCAAGGTGTTGATAAAGCTATTCGTGGCTCGGTTGAAATTGGCGAGCACATGCTCCCGAACAGTGGCGACATTAACGAAACCCATGTGGGGCAAACCGCATTTTTTGTTGATGCAACCAGCAATCTTTCTATTGATTCAGCAACCAATACCCGCTCAACGGCTGGGACTATCACCGAAGTGGATAGCCGAGGCGTTTGGGTCAATCTAGGAGTTTAACATGGACATTACAGCAGACGTCGTTCGTTCAATTTATACAGGGGTGCAAACGGCATTCCAGCAAGGTCGAGCCACTTACACACCCACCTGGACACAAATTGCCACCGAAGTTTCATCAACAACAGCGACAGAAGATTATGCGTGGATGGGCGAGTTCTCTAGGTTGCGCGAATGGATTGGTGACCGTGAAGTGAACAAGATGGCCATGCATGGATACTCGCTTAAAAATAGAAAGTTCGAAGCGACTGAAGGCATTTTAAAAGACTACATCGAAGACAATACATTGGGTGGTGTATTCAAGAAGTTTGAAGATATGGGCTATGCAGCTGCGTCACACCCTGATGAGTTAGTTTATGACTGCTTAGCTAAAGGAACACAAAACTTGTGCTACGACGGCCAACCCTATTTTGATCCTGAGCACCCGATGGGCGAAGGTCAAAACATGAAACTTGTCTCTAATATTCAAGATGGCACTGGAGTTCCTTGGTATTTACTGGATGCAAGACGCCCTCTCAAGCCGCTTATTTTCCAGAAACGACGAGACTACAAACTCACAGCTAAGACTGACGACGGCACATCTGATCGCGTGTTTATGGCTGACGAGTATTTGTATGGTGTCGATGCTCGTGTAAATGCAGGCTATGGATTCTGGCAACAGGCATTTATGTCTAAAGCCGAACTTACCGCAGATAACTTTAATGTCGCGTTTAAACGCATGATGCAACTCAAAAGTGATAAAGGCCGCCCTCTGGGGATAAAGCCAAGTTTACTTGTTGTTGGTGCTGAGCACTTAGCCGCTGCAAACCAACTTATTAAAGCCATGCAAAAAGAAGGTGGTGCAAGCAACACCAACTATAACCAAGTGGAAGTACTGGCCTCTGAGTGGTTGGACTAAGCCGAAATTAATGGGGCTTAGCCCCACATTCAAAAAGGTAGGAGCATGTTATGGAAACTCGTTTGCCGTCTGTCACGGTACATAATCCGCGTCAGCAACACTATCACCGAGCTGGTTTTAGATTTGTGTCGGGTAAAACCGAATTATCAGCAGAGCAACTTACTAAAGATGCATTGGCGATATTACACGCAGATCCCCACATTCGCGTCACGGAAAATCCGACAGATGAGCTTTCCAGCAAAGGGGGCTGTCTGGACTCAGAGAGTCTGGATAACGCTTTAGCGCTCGATTTAAGAGATGCACCAGAAGAGTTAGCACACATTATTGCGGTGATGTATGCAAGTAAACCGGATGCTAAACCAAACTGCGCAGATCTCACTTGTCACGTTCAAGGTGTGGGTGAAGTTACGCCAAGCGCAGCCGAGCGCGACGCTGCATGGAAATGGTATCAAGAAAATGTAGTTAAGGTGGGCTGATTATGTACTGCACACGCGATGATTTGATAGCAAAGTTCGGTGAGCGTGAACTTGTCACGCTCACCGCCGAACGCGGTGAAGATGCGATCAACGAAACCCGTTTAACAGACGCAATTAGCAGCGTAAACGAGGTGATTGATGCACATATTGCGATGCGCTATCCGCTGCCACTGCCAACTGTGCCTGGCGTTCTAAAACGCATCGCTATCAACATTGTGCGTGCAGACATTGACCAGCGCCCTGCTGAACGTGTGACTGAAGATAAAAAATCAGCCATGCAACTGCTGACCAAAATCAGTAAAGGCGAATTGAGCTTAGGACTTGAAGCCAGCGAACCAGAGCCCCAAGCGCTGGACTTAGCTGAAATGCAAAGCTTTGAGTCGGTATTTAGCAGAGACAAAACAGGCGGCTGGATATGAGTCTATCAAGCTATTTGCTCACAGTCCGCGATGTACTCGCTGTTCAGTTTCCTGATCTGAAAGAATGTGAGTTACATCCTGGCGCTGTCAATAATGATGAGCTTGCACGCATTGGTGCGTCAACACCTGCGATGTTAGTTACGCTGGGATATGTTGAACCCAAAATCGACAAGCACAACGGCTATGACCTACCCATCATTCCGATGGTGTACATCGTGACCTCAGGCAGGCCAGACCATCAACTCGAAGATGCATTGAGTTATATAGATGGCATTACAAATCTTATCCATGACTCAGGCTTTGGTTATGAGTGCGCACATTCTGCCTCAGATGTTGCCGCTAAAAATTTGTTTACCAGTGCAACTGGCCGCCATGCAACCAGCTTGTGGGTGATTCGATGGCGTCAATTGATACGTGTCGATACGTCAGAGCCAGAGCCGCAACACCCACAACCGAATGAACTGAACATAGGCATTGCGCCCCATATCGGCGCAGACCATGAAACTGACTATACAAAGGTGAATCTATCATGAGTTTTGACGTTGCAGAGCTTAAACGCAGGTTTGACAATTTATTGATGGTTGGTGCCATCCATGAAGTTGACCTCGAAAATAAAAAGCTAAAAGTTGCGGTTGGTGAACTCATTACAGGTTGGTTGCCATGGCCCGCAGATGTAGCGGCTAACTACATCCGTTGGAGACCTCTCAAGCCAGGTATTCAATGTCTGATAGCCAGTCCTTCTGGTGAGCTAACTCAGGCAATCATCATACAAATTTTATACACAACAGAACTGGATTCTCCAGAGACTGCTGATGACATGGATGTTGTCATTTTTAATGACGGCACAGAGGTGCGTTATGACAGCACAACCAGTGTTCTGAGTATTCAATGTGCTGGAGACATTAACGTCAGTACACACGGAGATGCAACAGCGACTGTTGCAGGTGCACTCACGGCAACGGTAACTGGAGATGCCGCCATTGATGCCGCCAACATTGCACTTAATGGTGGTCAACCCTGTGTTACGACAGGACATACATGTGTTTTTTCGGGGAGTAATCACCCCGTTGGTTCATCAACCGTAAAAGCAGGAGTTTAAACATGCCTCTAACTGCAAGCGCACTTGAAAGCGCCATGATTAGCGAGCTAGAAGCCGAAGGGTTTGTGACTGATAACCAACACGCAATGATTGGCCCTATGGTTAAAGCACTCTCAAAAGCGGTGGTAAACACGATCACAGCCGATGCAGAAGTCCAAGTACCATCCGGCTCATCTGCTGGTAAGTATAAGGTGAAGTAGCCATGATGAATGCAAGCACAGGTCAACGCATCTCAGTCATTGACCATTTGAAACAGTCTATTCGCGACATACTAACAACACCGATTGGTGCGCGCGTGATGCGTCCAGATTACGGCAGTGTGATACCCAGCCTAATAGATGCCCCCGTGAATAATACGACATTAGTTGAGATATACGCAGGTGTTGCAGCAGCACTCAGACGCTTTGAGCCACGATATAAAGTTAGCCGTGTACAAGTTGCAAACCACACGCCAGGGCAACTCATTATTGATTTACAGGGGACATATGTAATCAACGGCGAGCCACTTAAGTTAGAGGGTATTCAACTATGAGTATGACTAACTTTACAGGCATTGATTTATCCAAGTTGCCGCCGCCAAACATCATCGAGCCACTGAGCTATGAGCAAATCAAAAATGACATGCTCACAGACTATAAAGCGCGTTATCCCGATGCTGAGATCACATTGGCCAGTGAACCAGCAGTAAAGCTTATTGAAGCGTTTGCATACCGTGAGCTGAAAATGCGACAACGCGTAAACGAAGCGGCAGAAGCCGTATTACTTGCCAAGGCGGCGGATACAGAGTTGGATTATTTAGGCGCACGATTTGGCGTAGAGCGTCAGATAGTTGAAGCTGGAGACCCGCAAGCACTACCACCTATTCCGGCAACATATGAGGATAACGAACGCTACAGAGAGCGTATTCAGCTAGCTCTTGAAGGGTTCAGCACAGCAGGGCCTATTGGCGCATATGTGTTTCATGCCATGCGGGTATCCTCTTTTGTTAAAGATGTGGCTGTTGACGCGCCCATATTTGCATCAGCTCAATTGAGTAATGAGCAATTGGCTTTATTACCTGCTGGCACAACCATTTTACAGTGCACCTATGATGCGGGGTTAGCAAATCCGCAACCAGGAGATGTGGCTATCTCGGTGCTTTCGACGCAATCCAATGGCACACCGACAACGGAATTAAACCAATCTGTTTTGGCTCATTTAAATGCGGATGACGTGCGCCCCCTCACAGATCATGTTCGACTACGCCCGACTGAAATCATCGAATATCAGATTGAGGCAGTGCTTCACTTTTATCCTGGTCCTGACGCAGAAAGTGTAAGACAAGCGGCAGAAACCGCAGTACAAGCATGGGTGATTGATAATCATAAGCTGGGCCGCGACATTTCGCTCTCCGCGCTCTATTCAGTCTTGCACCGCCCTGGCGTGCAGCGTGTTGAACTCCTTGCTCCGGCCAATGATTTGGTGGTGAACGGACATCAAGCTGCGTTTTGCACCTCTGTCAATATTTCAACAGGTGGTCGCAATGTCTGAGCAGCTATTACCCAGTAACGCCACACAGCAAGAAAAAGCATTAGAGCAAGTCAGCGCACGTATTGATGATGTGCCTGTACAAGTTTGTGATTTATGGTCGCCAGAGCGTTGCCCTGCACATTTGTTACCTTGGCTTGCCCATGCGCTCAGCGTGGATGAATGGGACAGCACATGGCATGAATCAATACAGCGCACAGTCATCGCAGAATCTGTTCCGACACACAGAATCAAGGGTACGGCTGGTGCTGTAAAACGCGCTCTTACAGCACTGAATGCACATATTGAGCTTGAGGAATGGTGGCAAAATGGAGGCGTACCTCACACTGCAAAATTGATCGCATTAGTGCGCAACAACCTTAACCAAACAGGCGATTCATTGCTAACGCCAGAGCTACAAGCTCAGCTATGGCGAATTGTTGCAGCTATAAAACCCGCGCGTAGTCACATTGACTTCAATGTCGGTGTGCAGATGGACCAGCATATATCTATTGCATCAGCAACTACAAGCTGCAATGTACAACGCATGGATTTTACGGGCGGGCCTGATAACACATTGTACGCCAGTAGCCATGTTGTTCAATCAGCAACGAGCAACATTGCTAATAGTCGAGCCGAATTAACAGGCGCACCTGATAATGCATTGCATACAAGCAGCCACGTTATTCAATCAGCACACAGCAATGTGGCCAATAGCCGAGCCAAGTTAACTGGCTCACCCGATCACACATTACATACAAGCAGCCAAGTTATTCAGTCAGCGCTGAGCAGCACGGTGAATAGTCGGCGTGAATTTATAAGCAGCCCTGACAACGCACTACACACTGGCTCACATACCTTGCAATCCGCAGCGAGCAACATAGTCAACGCTCGTACGCCGTTTACTTGTGCACCTGATAACACACTGCACACCTGCACACATGTGATTACGTCCAGTATCAACACCAAATGTATTCAAACAAATAGGATGGTATGCCAATGAGCGACTACACCCCGATAATCACACAGGCGGGCATAAACGCCGCTGCAAATGCTAAGGATTCTGGCATTCATATCAATATTTCGCATATTGCAGTCGGCACCGTGGGTTACACCCCAACACGTGACCAAACAGCATTACGTAACGAACGTGACCGCTCGCAAGTCGTGAGCGTGGCAGATGCAGGACCTGGACAAATTCATATTACAGCAGAGTTTAAAAGCACGAGTGAATATCCTGTACGCGAGGTAGGCTTTTTTCTAGAAGACGGTACGCTATTCGCTGCGTGGTCACACCCTGACAACACGCTGTTTTATCAAACACCGCTGAGCACCGTAATTCAAGGTTTTGACTTGTTACTGAGCGCTGTGCCTGTGTCCGCAATTGATGTAACGACAACTGGTGACATCAACATGTTTTACGGCGCTGAGTTCGTTGCAATGTGCGACGCACAAACACGTATTGCAACAGCACAAATTAAATCAAATCACCGAGAAATCTTTCTCAACGACAAACTAATGAACATAGGAGTTTAACAATGCCAACACTTGAACAATCTGTTGCTCAATTACAGCAAACTAATGCTCAGTTGGTGAGTGCAAGTTCAGAGCTGACTGGTGAAGTCACAAATAAAATGTCAGCAATCAATAGTACTGTATCTACAAAACTCAATGAGGTTGATGTCACAGTGCAGCAGCAGTTAAGTGCAGCACAAAGCAAATATGACGCATGGTTAGCGACAAAACATGTGGGATTTAGCATGGTTGATACGCTAAAAGATCAGACCACAACGCCAATCACGCTTCCAGCCCGATTTGGTACATTAGCCGAAGCTGCTGCATTCCAGTTTTCAACAGCCAGTGATTATGCACCGCATGCTGTCGATGCCGACGGTAACGTTACACATAGTTATTACACGGAGCTATATGCAACTCTGCCAGGCAAAGCTGTCTATTATTCTGAGCCTGCCCCAAGCCAGTTTACAGGCCGTATTTCAGTGTATATGAACGTCGCAGTTGGCGACAATGCGCACCCTTCGAATAAACCGACTGGACGTATTGCTGTTTTAATCAATAGCCTTGGCGCGGAGTCGCAGTGGACGACTGTGCCGCATGATTTTACAACCCCGCGAACTCTAGTGAATCAAATCTCAAATATGGAAATAAAAGGTCATTCTTGGTCAATCACAAATTATGATGATTTAGTTGCCATTGCTGAGAATGTAGAAAGCCCGCTATCAGCAGGTTTTTCAACTGTTCGAATCATCAATCTAGGGCCAGAGCCAATACATATCAAAGGACTGTGGATAGTGCACCATGGTCATAACAAAGGTGAATAACGATGAAATTAATTAATAAAAAAACACGCATGATCGAGTTCGACGGGCCGCACGCACAGTTTCGCGGTATTAGCGCATATACACATGCTAATAACGCATCTGATTTTGAAATCATTATGACACCGAGCGAGCAACGCGACATAGTCAGAACAGATATCGAAAACCACGCTGGCGATTACCAAACGATTTTAGGGACTACTGCGGACACAACACAAATACTGCTATACGAAATCGTAAAGCTATGCTCAGCGCTGAACTCTGCACAGTCACTTGATGATGTTCGAAAATCTGCGCAATCAATCAATGACAAACTTGGAAGTATTGTTGCCGATGTTGACGCAGGCACAGTTAAATTCGCGTACATACACAAAGGTCAAGACACTGTTATCAATGAGATAAAGCAGCGTTCAACAGCAGTGACTGATGTGCTGATACAACAGGAGAAATGACATGAGTACAGACTATTTACATGGCGTGCAGGTCCTTGAACTCAACGATGGCCCACGCCCAATCCAAACAGCAAGCACAAGTGTCATTGGCATTGTGGGCACAGCACCTGATGCTGATGCAAATGCGTTTCCGCTTAATACCCCCGTGCTAATTGCAGGGAATATGACTGAAGCCGCGAAACTAGACCCACAAGACTCTGGGCGTGGCACATTACCACAGGCACTTGATGCAATTTTTGACCATTGCGGCGCAGTTATTGTAGTTGTACGCGTTGAGGATGATTTAAACCCTGCTACAACGTTATCAAATGTCATCGGCGGTGTTGATGGCGCAACAGGCAATTACACAGGCATCCAAGCTCTTAAAGCAGCTAAAAATGTGTTAGGTGTTAAACCTCGAATTTTATGTGCCCCTGGCTTTGACCATCAGGAGCCTGTCATAACGTCGCTAGTCAGCCTAGCCGATACGTTACGTGCAATGGTCTATGCGTCCGGTCCCAACACGGTGGATGCGGACGCAATCACGCTGCGTAATAAATTTGGTTCTAAACGACTATACATTTGCGACCCGTGGGTAAATGTTTGGGATACTGTCAGTGATGGATATATCACACAACCACCAAGCGCACGACTTGCTGGTCTTCGAGCAAAATTAGATAACGAGCAGGGCTTTTGGCATTCAATCAGTAACAAGCTCATCAATGGTGTTGCTGGTACATCAAGACATATTGACTTCGAACTTGGCAACAAAGCAAGCCGCGCCAATCTGTTAAATGAGCAACACGTTGGCACAATCATCAATGAAGCAGGCCATCGGGTATGGGGACCACGTAATTGCTCGTCAGATACAAAGTGGATGTATGAATGCGTTGCACGCTCAGCTGACATCATCAATGATTCAATTCTCGCTGCACACTTATGGGCAGTCGATGAAGGAATTAATGGCCCGACTTACTTCAATGAAGTTGTTGCATCAGTTAACGCTTATCTTCGCCACTTAAAAAGCATAGGTGCAATTGTAAATGGCGAATGCTGGGCAGACCCTGAACTCAACACCCCCGCGAACATCGCCCAAGGCAAAACTTATTTCGATTTTGATTTTACGCCAGTGTATCCCGCTGAATCAGTGACATTCAGGTCACTGTTAACAGATAGGTATTTAGAGGAGATTTTCTAATGTTGAATTTACCCGAAACGCTAAAGGGCTTTAACGTCTTTGTTGATGGCAGCACATATGGTGGGAAATGCACATCAATACAGCTCCCGAAACTGTCACGCATTACAGAAGATTATCAAGGTGCAGGGTTAACTGGCCCCATCGAATTAGATCAGGGGCAAGACAAGATTGAGTTGTCTGAAATGGTGATTGCGGAACCGAGCCCTAGTCTATTAAAGCTCTACGGCACACAAGACATTAACGGCGTAAGGATTCGCCTCAAAGGTGCATTCAAGGCGGAGAATATCCCACTTGAAAAGCCACTTGAAATCATAATGCAAGGGCGCTGGACAGAAATCGACTTTGGTACGTGGGAGCCAAAAAAAGGTGGGGAGCTAAAACTAAAAGCAACGCTGACATATTACAAGCTTAAATACGCAGGCGAGACTATTTATGAATTTGACTTCATTAACGGTGTTGAAATTGTCAATGGTGTTGACCGATTGCTACAACGGCGGCTTTTGCTAGAGAGGACAATTTAATGACCAAACAAACATATTGGACGTTATCGCCCATTACTCATAATGCTCGGAGTATTCAAGAACACGAACCCATCGAGCTAACTCCAAAACAAGCCGCTAATTGGCTGGCCGCTGGCAAGCTGAGCGAAACAAAACCAACTAAGCGCAACGCGAAAACTCAAGGCAAAGAGGTAAATCATGACTGAGACTATCAAACTACATTATCCAGTTGAGTACCAGGGCGAAACCATTAATGAACTGCAAATGCGACGCCCTAAGTTTAAAGATCAGTTACGCATACAATCGATGAAACTCGATGAGGTGCAATCAGAACAGCGAATGTTTGCAGATTTATGCGGCCAAGCGCCGGATATGCTCGAAGAATTGGACCTGTCTGACTATCAACAAATTCAAGAAACGTTCAAAGGTTTTTTGCGCTCGACGCCAGCACCATCAAGCAACTAGTTCTGGCACTTTCACACTTTACGGGAGGCGGGATTGGCGAGTGGTTGGAGATGTCGGCAGAAGAGGCGCTATCATGGCACGCAGAATTAAAAGCACTGCTTGACAAAAAGTAGCTATCATTGCAATTGCAAATAAAACCAACATCAACACAAAAGTAAGAAACGCCGCAAAAATTGGGGCTCCAATCAGAGCCTCTAACCACCCCTCAGTCACCAGAAAATAAGCGATAGAACCCAATAAACACGGTACATACAACAATTTATAGTTCAAGGTAGTAGAGATGGCCATAGGTAAATCGTTAGCAGTTTCAGTTGTCATTGGCGCAGCGCTCGCAGGTTCATTTAAGACTGTAATTGGTCAAAGTATGAACCAATTTAACAGATTGGGCGAGACAGTAAAACAGGTAGAGTCTACTTCTGCGTCTGTGACTGGGTTTCAAGCTGTTAGTCAGCAGCTAAAAAAAACTCGTAATGATATTGAACATGCGCGAACCCAGTTGCAACAATATCAGTCAGCGCTAAAAACATCTCAATCAACAACTCTAAGCTATTCTGAGGCTGCGGACAAAGCAACTAAAGCCGTTATATCGTCGAAACGAAGCTATGAAAGTGCGCATGCAAAGCTGAAAGAGCTAAAGCAAGAGTACGCGGCAGCGAGCACAAAAAGTGCGAGTATGAAAACCGCAATTAACGCTGCAACGCAAGAAGTTAAAAAAGCAAAAGCAACCTATAGCGCGTCAGAAACAGCCCTCAAAAAAGCAAACAACGCGCTATCACAAAGTCAGGCCGAGCACCAAAAACTCAAACAAAAAGTCGGTGCTGCACACAAAGAGCTAAATAAACTAGATACACGACTTGGCGATACTCAACGCGCCCTATCCAAGCATCGACAAGCACTGACCAGTGCAGGACTTTCAACAAGCCAGTTAACGCAAAAGCAAATTAGACTTGGCGAGACAGTTAAATCGCTGAAACGGCAATACGCAGAGTTAAACACCGCAATGCAGCGGCACGAGTCAGTGATGCAGCGCCGTGACCATTATCGAAACCAAATGCTCGATGCTGCCGCGCTTGGCACCGCAATGCTGGCCCCTGTCGCTGCTGCTGTGAAGTTCGAAAGCGTGATGGCCGATGTTGGCAAGGTTGTTAACTTTGACAGTCCTGCGGGATTTGCGCAAATGGGCCAAGACATATTGCATTTAAGTACGGTCATTCCTATGGCTGCTGATGGTATTGGCGACATTGTGGCAAGTGCGGGCCAAGCAGGTATTGCTCGACATGAACTACTCACATTTGCTCAAGATGCTGCAAAGATGGGCGTTGCATTTGATTTATCTGGTAAAGAGGCTGGCTCTGCGATGACAGGGCTGCGCTCTCAGCTCAAACTAGGACAATCAGACGTTGTTAAGATAGGTGACGCATTCAACCACTTATCAAACAACATGGATGCGCAAGCCCGCGACATGCTCAATATTACAAACCGAACAGCAGGCATGGGGCAAATGTTTGGTCTAACAGGCCAACAAATTGGGGCATTAAGTGCGACATTTTTAGAGTTAAAAACACCACCCGAAGTTGCTGCGACAGGTATCAATGCCATGCTGTTAAAATTGCGTACAGCAGACAAGCAAGGCAAAAAATTTGGCAATGCGCTCAGTGAAATTGGACTCAATGCGACTGACCTAAAAAGTGCCATTGAAGATGATGCGCAAGGTGCACTGATTAGCTTTTTAGAATCGGTTAAAACCTCAGATGATGTGGTGGGCACGCTCTCAGATTTATTTGGGGCTGAATACTCAGACGATATGGCCAAGCTCATAAGCGGCCTAGGTAACTACAAAAAGGCGCTGCGTTTAGTGTCTGATGAAAGTCAGTATTTAGGCTCTATGCAAGACGAATTTGCGACACGAAGTGATACAACAGCAAACAGCCTGACACTGTTAAAAAATCGCGTGACTCGCTTAGGTGTGACGATTGGCTCTGTGTTATTGCCACCAATAAACTTTGCAGCTGATATATTCGGCAAGGCGGTAGATAGCGTTGCCGCTGTCGCAAATACATTTCCAGTTGCAACTAAGGTAATAGTCGGCTTGGCAGTTGGCCTCGCCACATTAAAAGTTGCATCGGTTGCTACAGGTTATGCATGGTCATTCATGATTGGCGGCTGCATACAAGCAGGCATTGCTGTTAAAACCCTCTCTTCAATGGTCACTTTAGGCCGTTTAAATTTAACCAAGTTTAATTCCACCGCTGTTACAACAGCAGCAACAACGAATGCACTTGGGGCAAGTCCAGGCATCGCTGCATTTGGTAGTAAAATTACTGCGCTTAGAGCTGGGTTAACAACATTCAGTGCAGTGACGATACCCACCGTTATTACAAGTATAAATGCCATGGGTATTGCATTGATGACGACGCCAATTGGGTGGGCAATCTCGGCTATCGCGCTAGGCGCTCTAATGATTTACAAGTACTGGCAACCTATTAAAGCCTTCATGGTCGGTGTAAAAGATGGGTTTATTGCAGCAATTGAGCCTATCAAAGTGAGCCTTGCACCTCTTGGCCAAATGTTTGGCTGGGTTGGTGACAAAATTGGTTCGGTAGTTGGTTGGGTCTCCCAGTTATTCACTCCAGTAAATATTGCCAGTGAAGAACTAAAAAGTTTTACTAGCGCTGGCCAAGCGATTGGTGCTGTGTTTGGCAGTTTGGTTAATTTCGTCACAGCACCATTTCAAGCTGCTAGTTGGTTTATTGAAAAATCAATTGAGAGTATTGGCTGGTTAGGTGATACCATTTCTGAAATTGGGGGCATGATAGGCTTTGGAGATGAAGAAAGGCCAGTTACAGAGTTAATTAAACCAGTTACCGTTGCTAGCGCTCTAGCAGTAACACCTGCTATGGCAGCTGTGCAACAGCCAAATCAACCAAGTGCGCTAGTACAGCCCATTCAACAGCAATACAAAGCGACGAAAACACCGATTGTGCCAGATGTTGATGGCACGGGGCGATATGAACTTAATACACTACCTAAAACCACTGCGCCCTCATTGACACAACCTGTTGTACAGCAGCTGCACGATGTTCAACCAACAACACCACAACCGTTAACTCAGCCAATTACACAGCATTATCAACCTGTGACAGCACCGAAAGCTCCAGATACTGTTGGTATGGCTCGCTATGAACTTAATGCGCTACCTGAAGCCACCGCGCCCACATTGACACAATCTGTTATACAGCAGTTGCACGCTGTTCAATCAACAACACCACAACCGTTAACTCAGCCAATTACACAGCATTATCAACCTGTGACAGCACCAAAAGTGCCAGATACGGTTGGTACGGCTCACTATGAACTTAATGCACTACCTGAAGCCAGCGCGCCCACATTGACACAACCTGTTATACAGCAGTTGCACACTGTTCAATCAACAACACCACAGCCGTTAACTCAGCCAATTACACAGCATTATCAACATGTGACAGCATCAAAAGTTCCAGACGTTGTTGGTGCGGCTCGCTATGAACTAGATACGCTGCCCACAACTAAAGCACTACCTCAAACTTTTACTAAAGAGCAATTTCAATTTAATGAACTCATTTCTCAATACTCGAATAGTGAAACGACACCCACCCAAGAACACAACGAGTACCACACATGGCATGTCACTATCAATCAACAACCAAATGAAAACAGCAAAGAACTGATAGACCGCATCATGCGAGAAATTGATAAACGCAAAGCACAAAGAGAACGAGGTAAATTGTATGATTCGTGATGTTATGTTGGCACTAGGTAGATACCGTTTTTCTGTGCCTACTGCTGCTTATTCTGAACTAAAAAGAATCACAGAGTATCGGTGGACAACGCAAGAGCGCATCAGTCGAAGGCCAGCTATGCAATACCTTGGACTAGGAAATGAGGAAATAACAGTAACAGGAACTATCTACCCCCATTTTAATGGCGGCTTGAGACAAGTTGACCAAATGCGGGCTGAAGCAGCTCAAGGACTCCCGTTATTACTCGTTGATGGTTTTGGTTTTGTTTGGGGGGAGTTTGTTGTTGAACGCATAGAAGAAACGCACACCGATATTAGACGCGCTGGCGTACCTGAAAAAATTGAATTTAACTTAACGCTCAAATACTACGGGGGAGATGATGAAATATAGAAGTAAACAAGGTGAGCGCCTAGACCAAATTTGTTACACGCACTATGGACATTTAAATGGCACTGTTGAAGCCGTATATAAAGCTAACCTTGACCTAGTGCTTTTACCCTGCATTTTGCCCCTAGGCACCCTAATTGTGTTACCTGAAATCGTTCAGCAATACACTCAAACTAACTCTATTAAGCTTTGGGATTAATATGCATCCAGTATTTAAGATTACAGCGAATAACATAGACATTACACAGATCGTTACTGATAGAGTGTTGTCTATTACAGTTACTGATGAGGCAGGGGTAGATAGCGACACTCTTAGCGTTGTGCTCGATGATAGAGACAACCATATTAAACTGCCAACGCAAGGTGCTGAAATAGCCATTGAATTAGGTATTGGTGATCGGAAAGTTGATAAAGGGCTTTATATAGTCGATGAAGTCATTCTATCAGGTCAACCCGATGAGCTAGAGTTGAGATGCAAAGCGGCAGATATGCGCGCATCACTTAAAGAGCGAAAAACACGTTCTTTTGACAACGTTACTCTAGGTGATTTATTGAGAAGTATAGCGTCGCAACACGGATTACAAGCAGCAATATCAGAACAGTTTACCCAGATACAGTTAACCCACATAGACCAAACCAATGAGCACGACTTGCACTTAGTCACAAGGTTGGCCAAGCAATATGATGCAGTAGGAAAAATCGCATCAGGGCGTCTGATTTTCACGACTAAAGGAGAGGCTAACTCAGCCTCTGGTCAACCGCTACCAATAACAAGACTGACTAAACAAGATGTTTCAGAATATACAGTCACTATGGCCGACAGGGGTAAATACAAAAGCGCTAAGGCATTCTGGCATGATCACACAACAGCACAACGCCAAATAGTGACGATTGGTGGGGGCGAACCTGCTTTGACACTTAGACATATATATGATGGTGAGCAAGCAGCTCAAAGAGCAGCAAAAGCAAAACTGGATGCAATGACCAGAGGATTGGCCACAGGCTCCTTGTCGATACCAGGAACTCATAAAGCGCTGAGCATTTTGGCTGAGAGTAAGATTGAATTGGTCGGATTCAGAACTGGCGTAAATGGAGAGTGGATTGTAACGCGTTCAGAAGTGAACCTATCAAGTGCAGGTCTTATTGTTAATGTTGAGTTTGAAAGCCCTAAGAAGTAGGTCTGTTTTTTTGAAATGCCATTTCACTATTTAAAAAATCCATTTTTCGCAGTTTTCGCGCAATTCGCGTTAAGTTTTCGCGCGCGGCATCAGCAGCGGTTAAAATAGCTCACTTCAGTTGAGCGCACACGCTTTGTTCACTGTCGTTAAGACTTTGAACTTTAGACCCTGAAGCAAGTTCAGGATCCATGTCTTGTTAGTTTTGAAGCAGCTGCTGTGCGTATAGCTGTGTATTGGTTTTGTTCGGTTAAAACGGCTCACTTCACCTTGCGCAAATTGAACGTACTCGCTTCGCTCGCAGTCGTTACATTTTGCACCATGTCATCCTGAACTCGTTTCAGGCTCCATGCTTTGTTAGTTTTGACGCGGTTGCTGAGTTTGTAGAGGGGTATTGATTTTGTTTTGTTAAAACAGCTCATTTCACCTTGCGCAAACTGAACGTACTCGTTTTGTTCACCGTCGTTAAGACTTTGAACTTTAGACCCTGAAGCAAATTCAGGGTGACGTATAGGTTGGGTACAGCGTCATGGTTTAAATACGTCATCCTGAACTCGTTTCAGGATCCATGCCTTGTTAGTTTTGACGCGGTTGCTGAATTTGTAGAGGTGTATTGATTCTGTTCGGTTAAACCGGCTCACTTCACCTTGCGCAAAAAAAGCGCACTCACTGCGTTCGCTGTCGCTAACCTTTTGCACCACGTCATCCTGAACTCGTTTCAGGATCCATGCCTTGTTAGTTTTGAGGCGGTTGCTAAGTTTGTAGAGGTGTATTGAATCTGTTCGGTTAAAACGGTTCACTTCACTTTGCGCAAATTGAACGTACTCGCTTCGCTCGCTGTCGTTACATTTTGCACCATGTCATCCTGAACTCGTTTCAGGATCCATGCTTTTCCAGCTTTGACGCGGTTGCTGAGTTTGTAGAGTTGTATTGATTTTGTTTTGTTAAAACGGCTCATTAACCTTTCGCACTTGACTTGCGGAAATATAATTTAGGTGGTCTGTTATACAGCCACCAAAACGCCTTGGATGTCAAAATACGCGGATTTCATAAGGAGCTGTTACAAACTACGCCCACACCAAACGATACGCCCAGCTACGCCATGCTGCTCGGCATTTTGTGAGTTGATCTCCCAGCTAGGGTAGTCAGGATTATCACTGATCACGGCAATATGATTAGATTTTTGTTGTAGTCTCTTGGCCATCAATCCATCTTGAGTTTGTATGATATAGACGCCAGCCTTACTCGGTTGCTGTTGGCTTAGATCCACTAACACCATGTCACCATGTTCGAGAGTGGGTAACATACTATCACCACGCACTGAAACAAAAGCTAAGTGGTCACTGTGAACACCTAACTGTGATTGCAACCAGCGCTTATTTAATGCAAATTGTTCGGTGGTATCTTCTTGACCATTAATGGCACCAAATCCCGCACTCGCTTCAACGTCCAATTTAGGCACAACGAGTAAATCATCTTGGCTGTGTTGTGTGGGTGCGTCAGCTGCTTGCTCACCCGTTAGTAACCAGTTCAAGTCAACAGAAAATAGACTATACAGGTGCTCAAGATAGGTCATTGAAGGACGACCAAGGCCTTGGCAAATTCGATAAATATGTGATGGTGATTTACCGGTCAATTCGGCAAACTGACGTTTATTACCGCCAGCAAATTGTTCAACTAGGGTCACAAAACGGCGAGAAAATGCGGTACTCAT